TTGACAAACTGGCTAGGTAAAGCCTCCACAATGTCAACCTCAACCGCTTCGCTACGGCGTAAAGAGAGCTTGAATAAAGGACTTTCTATCTTGTCGATGGCACTTACTAGCATTGCCTCTCTTAGAGCGTCCTTGAGCCTTGTAATAGCTCGCTCTTTATTGTCCTTCATCGCCTTGAGTCTTTTAATTTCTTGGTCGATTGCGTCTGCATCGCTTTGAATGTTTGCGATTACCTTGGCATAGTTGCCAGCCTTTGCCTGGAGTTGCTCTTGGTTAATTACCAGCATTTGCTCCAGCTCAGGTGTAAGCTCGTCAGTTTCAAGTAGAAAGGCTAACTCTTGAGCCTCTCTTGTTATTTCGTATAAGTTCATAATAATCCGTCTAAGGTGTCTTGTTGGTCTTGTGTTAAAATGTATTTACTCAAAGCCTCTTTGGCTTGCTTTTTTTGTGCATCCGTTCCGTTTAGATATCTAACGATGTAGGCAAATTGCTCGTCGGTCGGTTTGGTTTTTGTAACCGCTGGAGCCTGGCGTACTGGTCGTGTTGCAGCCTCTCCGTCATCGTCGCTAATTGCTAGGTTTAGAATGCTTGTAATTGCATATCTACGAGCGTAACTAATTGCCGAGCCTTGCGCTTGTGGGTCGTTTTGTCTCACTACCTGGAGCGTGTAAGTTGCCGAAATGTACTCGCCACTCTCGGCGTGTATTAGCATTGTGGTAAGACCGTCGCCGTTTGGAAACTGGCTAAGGATTAAACCAGCCTTTTCGAGCGGTTCGCTAACCTCTGTAATAATGTGAGGCAAGCTGGCATAATTGGACTTAAAAAACGGATTCTTAGCGTCTTTGCTAATTTTCCCAACCATGGCATGGAACTTGGCTAAGCCTTGCGTTAGGTTTGTGATACTCTGTGATTTTTCCATAGGTGTTTAAGTGTTTAAAGGTTGCGTTCAATTTCTATCTCTAATTCCATTAAAATACTTGCCGTCGGGATTACCTCAATTACCTCATCGGTTGACGGGTTAAAATAAAATAGGCTGGAGGTATGGTCTATTACAATTTCTGTTTCGCCATATCCTGGCGCGTACTCGCTCTCGTCCTCGGCGGAATTGTTAACAGTGTAGTCGCCTTGCCAAACGTACTCAAAGCCTTCGTAAATAAAATTTACTTGCTGGTCGTAATGTGTTTCTGTGTCGTAGTTCATAGGTGTGTTTTGATTATTTAAAATTTATAATTTTTTGTATTTCAATCTCAATCTGACTTAGAATGTCATTTGTTGGTAATATTTGTATTAAAACATCACTAAAATCTCGGTAATAAGCGAAAAAATCTGTATCTAAAATCTCAATATCTACCCGGAGTCCTGTGTTCCGGAGCTTATAAATACCATACCAAATGTAATCGCGGCCTTCGTAGGTAAAATCTAATGGTTTGTCAAAGAATTCGCGTGATACTGTTTCTGAATTGCTCATTTTTAAATGGGTTTGTGGGTGTTTGTTTAAATGAATACCCGAAATTATTACTTATTTCTGATATTCCAACATATTACCAAAAATATTTTAATCAAAAGGCAATCTTTTTTTTCCGTGTCATTTTTTATGCTTTTAACTTGCGTATGGAAGAGGACAAAATTTTAAATCCGTTTGGCTACCTGAAAGCGACCAAGGTGCTGGACGAAAACAGAAAGCCAGTAGATTGGTGGATGCAATATTTGGAGTTTAACCAGGCAGTCGAGGAAAACGAATTTTACGTTTTGTTTCCCGATGGATTGCTGGTTAAAAAAGGACGGTCAAAATACAAAAGTAGCCAATACACGTTTGGAGACGAGTACAAATCATTTAAGCAATATTATGACGAGAAAAAGACTTTTAAGAATGACTCCAACGATAATTGGTATTTTGTTGCTCATGGCATTATTGATGAAAATACTAAATAATGGAGAATAATTTATTTGCCGTCCAAGTTTGTGTTGTACTTGACGAAATACGGGACTTGCTAATTGCCAAAAATCTAAAATACGGAAACTCCGCTCTTGAGCCTCTTTGCGTATTTAGTCAGTTGTCCGCTAAGGAGGGACTACTGGTTAGGATTGACGACAAGCTAAAGCGAATTAAAAATGGTAGCTTAGAGCGAGACGATGAGGACGTTATAAACGATTTGATTGGTTACCTGGTATTGCTAAAGATAAATGGATAAGGTTAACTAGAGTTTACAAAAAGGGTATAAAATGTAAGATATACTACGCATTAACGGCTATTTTTATATGCAATTCCGTATAAATCGTACAAAAGTGCAATAAAACGCCTAAATACATATAATAATGAGTCCTGACATAACCATGTGCCCAGGGACAAATTGTCCCTACAAAGAAAGCTGCTACAGATTTACGGCAAAGCCAAGCGAGTATATGCAATCCTATTTTATGAATCCGCCTATTAAGGATGGCAAATGCGAAATGTACTGGGGTGATTTAAGCGAAGCTATTTGGGGTCAGCTTCAGGACATAGTAAAACCTAAATAAGGCGAATCTGCCACAATTAGGAAAAATTCATGCATTTATAACGTGCCAAATGTCGCCAAAATGTAGACGGTTGGCCACTTATATTGTCGATTTTTGGGACGAATTTATATAAAAAGGTAACAAACAATTCGGAATTTAACCGAATAACAACCTATAAGTTGACAAATTGGGAACTTTTATTAACCTTTAGAATAACTTTTTAGCAATTCCGATTTGGTGAACTTTTTCCAAAGGTTGATATTGATAGCTAAACAAATATTTGTTGTCCAAATAGGAAACTTTAGCATTTGGCTGAAGCAACGAATTGACGCCAGCGCCCAAGTAAATTCCTTTAGGTTTTTGCACAATTGTCTTGGTTTCTGTATTCGTAATCGTGTTGGTTACGACTGGTATTTTAAAATCGCTTGTCGCGGTCATTTTAAGCACTTCTCCCAAGACTTCGCCGCTTACATTGGTACTTCCATACTCAAAAGGAAAGGACGCGTTAAACTGGCTTATTTTAGGCTTATAATCGACTAGGATTGTATCCCTTAAAACTTGCGTTTTTATCTTTGTTTTAGGGACGTAAACGGTGTCCTTAACCTCGACAATTAAAGTGTCTGTTTTTGTCACGCTTTCAAACTTATATACTGTCTCTTGCTCAGGTCTTGGGTAAACAACAAAAGCCAGCAAAACGCCAATTAAAAACGAAATAATTGCAATTCTTATCCGCTCGTCGTCTAGTAACTCTCTCATTTTTTGCCTCTGAATTGAACGTAACAAATTATTAAACGCTGGTCGATGCGTGGAAATTCCTTTTCCATAATTGGGTCTGCAACACATCGAGCGACAAAATCGCTTTGAGTTTCGGCTGGTTTTGGCTTTGGTAGTGGCATTATTGCTCGATGAAAAGGTTATCTTGTTCTAAAATTTTTCTAAGCTCCTCGCGACACCATTTATAAGCCTGATAAGTATCGTCCGATAATTCCTTGTACTTCATTTCAGACCTTAGCAACTGGTCAAAATCCCAAATGGCGCTTTTATAGTTATGGCCGTTTATTGCCGCTTGAAAATCGTCGTTTTCTTCGGGTAAATAATATTCTAAAATTGCTTTCATATTTTCCAGCGTGCTTTAGTTCCTCTAATATCATAATGAATCCAAGTTCGGTAAATTCCCAAACCGCCTTCTTTAATTTTGCCATCCTTAATCAATAGCTCTATTGCCTTTGCAACGTCTTCGGGTTTCATTTTTGCAACCTGAATGTCGGCCGCCATCCCCAGGACGTGAAAGCTATTTAAAGCGCCTCCAATTTTTGCGTTGTGTTCTTTTGACCTAAACCCTGACGTTATACGTATTGGCTGGCCCAAATGCTTACGTAGAGCCTCCAAGTTTTTAGCTAACTCGGTCAAGTTTTTAAGCACGTCATTTGTTGGCGCCGTACCGTCAGCGCTGGCAAATTCGTCGAGGCTAAAGTTTGTCGAAAGTTTCATAACGGAAATTTACAAGAATCAACTAACAATTCCCAAGAGTCATTATCCTTCGACCTAATTCGTCGACCCTCTAAGGTTAAAATGCGGCCTCCTGTCGGCTTTATTGGGGCGCCGCGTTCAATATGCCATCCACCAAATCCGTCCTCATATTCCTCTTTGTAGGCTCCAGTTATTGCAAGATGAATTTGTTTTTGCAATAGCTCGTGGTAATGCTTACCTGGGTTGTATTGGATTGTGTCCCTAGCATCGTTACGACTTGAATTTTCGTGTATGTGGCCCATTACAAATACATCCATATTCTCATACATTTCTAACGCTCTTGTCAAGTTAATCGCTCCCTTTGTAACAACACCACCGCCTCCGCTTCCATGAAAATACTTTAAATTTTTTGTCATGAAAGTGTTGGTTTCAACTTGCTTTTTAATGACTAGCCAACCACCATAACCGCCAGTATATACGCTAGTCTTATTCGTGTAATTTAGCAAATCAACAAAGCGTTGCAATGGGTCTGTTTCTAAATGCTTTATAATTCCTGTCTCGTGATTGCCGTAACCAATAACCGTAATTAAATGGGCGTAAGGTGTCCACCAATCTACGGCGTCCTCAATTACCGCGTCTATATAATTTGCCTTATTATGTTCGGGTAAAATATCCTTTTTGCTTCGTCTAGGGTCATATTTCCCCATCATGAGGCAAAAGAAATCGCCGTTTATAAATATTGGCATTTCTTTCTCTTTGCAGTAATCCAAATGCCGCTTTAATTTCTCTCGGTCGCATTTAGGATTGTCCCAATGGATGTCCGACAATAAAGCAATTTTGGACTCTTTTTGGTCGAGGTTGATTTGGTGCAAATTCCTCGAAATTCTTTTTATTTCCATTATAGGATTAAAGAGGTTACAATTGTTTTAAGTAGGTCAAAGAATGACCCAACCGAATGCTCAGGTAGAAAGTAGGCAGCAACTCCGCCGACTACAATTAAAAAAACCGCCCAAATTCCCAGGCGGATGTATTTTGATTTTTCAGCGTCCTTGTCCACGATATCTTTTTGGCTTTTGCTCATTTTTAGAATATGATTTTTTAGCTTTTCCGTTCCGACGCTTGCCAAATGAATTTGGCTTGTTTGCTTGTACTGCCTTTGCCATTACTTTTTAAATATTTTGCGCCAAATCCCTTTCATGTCCTCCAAGAAAAACTCGCTTTTCTTTACTTGCTCCCAAGTCTTAATAACTATGCCAAGAAACATAAAGACCAAAATTAGAAATCGTAAGGATTCGTTCATATCGATAATCGAGGCAAGCGTTCCAATAATTCCGAGGCCTAAAACTTGTTCAAATGGAGGGACGTGGTGCATTACTTTTTATTAATTCGTTTACCAAAAATAAGGCATTTTAAAGCAAATAAAAAAGGGCTAAAATTTAGCCCTTTAAATAGAGTATGACGTATGCTAGTTTTATAGTTTTAAACATCCGCAAACTAACGGTTCTCTCTAATTACCATTACTTTTATTTTAATAATCCGTAAAGAGGCCCCAAAACAAGCACAGTAAAGCCTTTGGCTTTTACCTTGTCCATGATTAAATCGGCATCGCTTTTACTTAGTTCAATTTCTGCTTTAGAGTGATAAATCTTTTTTGCCAACTCATAAACTCTAATTGGGTCGTCTTTCTCTTCGGCTGAAAACAAAGCATTCCCAACCATTTTTGACAAGTACATAAACTCGCCATTTTCATTTGTGATTTTGTTGCCTTCAATGTCAGTAACGGCAACGACTAGGTTTACAATCATACAGTTTCAATAAGTGTTAAGTTTAATTTTTCTGCAATGTAAGCAAAGGCAATATCATTTGAGCCGCCCCAAGCCAAATATTGTTCTCCGTCCATTGTTAGGTTACCCTCGGCAACTACTTGACCCAATAATAATGGCATTGCCTCCGTTCCGTCTCCGCTTGTGTTTAGCGAATAGTAAAACGAGCAAGACGATTGCAAGTTGTCGTTAATAATGTAGGCATTTAATAAATTAGCCTCTTGGCTTTCGCCGTTTTTCCAAATTGTTACTGGTTCTATTTTTTTCATGCTATTTTATTTTGCGATTGTAAAAAGTTAAAAATTATTTCGTCTGTCCAAATTGCATTAGCAATTGATTTAACTTTTAGGTCTTGCTCTGCTAGGTCGTCGCCAGGATTTACCACATGGCGGTGAAAGATTCGTGAAATTTCTACGCCATCCTTTTCAATTACATTTGCAGTCCTTACTTGTATAGAATTGTTTTCAAGTAATTCTATTTTGTCGATAATTTTTTTTTCTGTTAGTGCCATTTTATGCAGTAAAATAAGTTATTGTTATTACCATTTCTGAAGAACTATTAAAATTTAAATTAGTCAAAGCACTAGAAACTCCAGCCTCGGTTGTTTGAAAAAAGTCAATAACAGTTCCATTTGTTTGACCTTGCACGCCTAATTGACCGACAAAAACTATTGAGTTAAATCTTATTGTTGAGGCGGCAGCTATTCCTCTATTTGCATTTGATGCAGTAAAAGGAAGGCCTGTTATTTTTGCAGTTCCAGTAGAGCTTCCAACTCCAGTTAAAGCTAAATATATAGTGCAAGTAACTTGACTTCCTATTTTTGTATAATTACCGATTCTATCAAAATAACTAATTCCAGAAGACCCACCACCAAATGTCATTGATGGTGTAAATGTACCCTCTTCGTAATCGTCTAAAGCGTTTGCCGCCGCCGTATCTCCATTAAATTGAATACCTCCTGAGCTAGCTGATAGCCTAGCGTAGCCGTCTGAGGTAATTCGCATTCGTTCGTGAGTAGATAGGTTTACATTATCTGTATTTGAAACAGCTATAATAAAATCGCCAGTTCTACCCGCTCCAGATGTTTGAATAGCCCCAAAAGCAACAGGTACAAAACCAGCCCCTGAACCATTATCTAATCTGCTTCCATATATAGCATATTGTCCTGAACTGCCTGTTCGATTTTCTGAAATAAATTGAGCGTCTGTTGCGCTAGTTGTAGAGTCTCTTCTTGCAATAATATTTCCAGCCGTCACACTCCCACTAAACCGCCCAGTACCGTTAACATCTAGCTTAAAGCCAGCGTCTGTATTTGTGCCGACAAGTAGGTTGCCACCGCTGGTTAAAATTAAACGAGGCGTAAACCCAGAGTCAAATATTTTAAAACCAACATTGTCAGCACCTAAATACATTAGACCTGTGCTTGTAATTTTTCTTTCAAGTCTTAATTGTGCACTACCTTCATCAACTGATAATGTATGATAATCATTTCCATTCGCATTAAATCTACCAGCAACAGTTATAATACCTGAACTTTCACTAACTATTGAATTCCCAATCGTTGTACTGCCTGTAAACTTTGGCAAGTAATTAGTCGTTCCCGTTCCCGTTACTGGGTTAGTAAGCGCGTTTTGCTTAGAGTTAAAGGTAGTCCAATCGGTACTCGATAACAAGCCATTTTGCGAGCCGCTGGCCGTTGCAATTGCTAAGGTAATAGTTCCGCTTGTTGTTACTGGAGTTGAGCCAATAGTAACGCCGCTAGTGGCTGATGATAAGCCGACAGAGGTAACCGTTCCAAGGTTTGAGGTCTTATTGTTAAACGTTGTCCAATCCGCCGAGCTTAAAGCGCCTCTATTTGTCGCGCTTGCCGTTGGTAAATTAAACGTATGGGTATCGCTTGCGCTAGAAATTGCAAAGTCTGTTCCGCTAGTCCCAACCGTTAAATATTGCACTTGGCTAGTAAGTCCGTTTAATGCAGTCAAGCCAGTTGTAAACGTGGTAATAACTTGGCATAAATGGTTGTTTTCTGTATGCAAAGTGATTGTACGGCCTGAATGTGTAACGTAATATCGAAGCGCCAACCTATCTGTTAAAGTTAGAATTGTTTCAGGCACCGCTAACGTGCTGAAATATGGATTTAAATTTGTGCCAAAAGCGATTAATTCAGGCGCTGAGCTACTTGATGCAATTAAAGTAAATGTCGAGCCATTGTACTTGTAAAGCTCAACATAAAACGAAGGCGTTCCACCACTACTTGACGCGCTAAAATAGGTTTCTAAGTTCCAGTTTCCAGCTGGAATAAGTAGTTTATTAGGGTCGCCAGCATCTGTAATAAATGAGGCAATATATCCATCTGCGTTTATGCTTATGTCAGTTCCAGCGCCAAATATTGGCGTTTTGTTAAGTTCCTTATAAGCAACTCCTCCGATTGTGCCTTGCGAAACAGAACCATTCAAATAATAGCTAACAGAGGAGCCTCCGCCCGTAGTTGCTGGAAAGTCAGCCAAAGAGCCATCGCCTCTAATGTATTGCCCAACAGTTCCTGCGCCACCTAAAACTTGGCTTTCTGTAATAGACAAACCAGTTGAGGCCGTTGCAATTGTTACTGGCAAATGGTTTTGACCGCTTCCACTTGGGTCGACTGGATTTTGCCCCTCGGAAACAACAAAGCCTGGAGAGGCTGGAGTTGAGCCAGCTCTAACAACTTGCGCTCTAAATTTGCTAATATTTACGTCTTCCATTTATGTCGTTGGTTCTATTCCTAAATCGTAAAGCTCAATTCTAGCCGTTCCTTTTCTGCAATCAAGTTCGTAACTCATTAGCGCCCAATATCGTCCGTTAAACAAGAAACTTCTAAAAGGGTCTATTGGTCTTCGCTCAATGGTTGCTAAAACTCTGTAATTCGTTCGGCCTTTCAAGTTAGCTAATTCTTGCACGATTATGTCTAGCAAAGGTAACTCTTCAACTCCATCTCTAGTCCAATCCGTAGAAACTGCATTACCAAAATCTAGCAATCGAATAGCCGAAACTGAGTTGCTCGTAATTGCGTCGCCAATGTATGTATTGTAATCGGGATGCACGTTGGCATAAGGTGAGCCAGTAACCGCTTTAACTCCTAACTTTGACAAAGATAAGCCATCTGTTTTCTCAATCTTTAGCGAAAGGTTTTCATACCTTACAACGTATCTGTTAGCCGTTCCTCCATTACAGATTAGTTGATGCAATCTAATTTCAACCTCCCCGTCAACTGGGACTAATACGTTGTTTATTGCAATGGGATTCCAAACAGAGCCAGCCGTAACCGTAAATTCCATTACCGTACTTGTAGCAGTCCAAGCAAAGGTTGTTGCTCCAGTTCTTGACAAGTATTGATTGCCTATTTTAATCATAAGGCCAACGGCGTGAGCCGCTGGAGTAACCGCGTAACTCGTGCTTACTCTTTCGACCATGTATTGAAAGGTCAAAGAAATAGTGTTGGCCGTCTCCTCTGCAATTGTAATTGCTCCTCCAGTTGTGTTTGTGCTTGCCGAAATCCAAGACAAGTTCGGGTCGTCTATTCCATCGGTTGTGGTTGTTGTCCATATTTGTACATACTCCCCCCCCCCTGAAACGTACTGCACTAAGGCCGTATTTCCACTTGGCACGCTTGACGGCTGGTTAGTTGGGATTGCCATGTGATAATCCCAAAGCTTTAATTGGTAAATGCCGTCGTAAGTTGAGCCAACTCCGTTTAAATTCCACTCCTCAATCCCAAATTTAGCGTCAAATACTCCTCCCTGGCTATATACGTCTAATACACCTAGATTTAAATAAGAGTTAAATTCTGTAAATACTCTTCTAGCGGTTTCTTCAGGAGAGTTAATATCGGCGTTTAAGTCGTCGCCGTTTACAATTGTACTTGTTGCCGTTAAACTTAGGTCGGGCAAAAATTCGTACATCTTGTAAGATAACTTGCCTAACTCGGTCAATCTTACAACGTAAAATTGATTTTTCCACAAAAACACGCGACAAAGGAAAGGGTTAACCATTCTCTCGATTGTGTTCTTTAGGTAAAGTTGCTCGTTTTCAATCCTTACTCCGTTGCTAAATTTAGCGTCTAGTCCATCGGTAAATATTGCATTTTGTGGCACATTAAATTGACGGAAAACGCTTTCGTCATAATCCATTCTAGCCTCGTGGATTTCGCAACCAATAAAGACAGGTCTTTGCTCAACAAAAGATTGATTTAAAGCACCAACAACTGCCGATAAGGCTTGAGTTCTTGGATCAGGCCAAGAGGTAAAGTTTGAGCGTATTGAATCAAATCCTTTCAATCCATCAACCGCAGTAAAAGAGAAAAGCTTTGGCCCACTCTTATAGGGAGATGTAATAAAGTCAGGTGCTATGTATCCGCTAAAGAAAGATTGAACGCCTTCAAATTCTAAGTAATTAATTTTACTTGTTCCACTTGTTGCTCCAATTACAAAGGTATTATTTCCAAACGCAATCGATTCAAAAGTAGCAACTGAAGCCGCTGGTATTGCAGTCCAATTTATTGCGTTTGTAGAGTAAGCTATTCGGTTAGTTCCACTACTTCTAGTTGCAACAAAATATCCGTTTCCATAAGCTATTGACTCTGGAGAAAATGGTATTGAATTACTTATCCAAGTTAATCCATCAACTGAATATCTTGAGCCAGTAGTAAATTTACCATCTGCAAAAAAAATTGTCGTAGAGTTAAAAACTGTTGCTTGCTCATCCCAATTTAAACCATCATAAGAAGTAAAAGTTGTCCCTCCTGAAGATGCGCTACAAACCGAGACCCAAATTCCATTACCATAAGCAACACCGCTAAATGATGGATTTATACTTGTTGTTCTTGATGTCCAAGTAATTCCATTTGGTGATGTCATTATACGATTAGTTCCAGTACTAGCAACCGCAACATATAATCCATTTCCAAATGAAATATCTTGAAAAGTCATTACCTCACTAGGAGTTCTGCTTGTCCATGTTATTCCATCTGGTGAGGTATTAATATATGATGTTGGAACTCCTGAAGCAATTACAAAACCAATGGCTACAAATTGACCATTTCCATAAGTAACGTGTTCAGCACCTAAATAACCGCCACTTGTCCAAGTAATTCCATCCGAAGAATATTGCACATTTGCAAAAACACCAACAAAAAACCCATTTCCATAAGCCATGCCTCTAAAACCTCCAGTTGGAGAAGCGGCTTGCCAATCAGTAATATCGTTGTTTGCGCTAACTTGATTTAACGCAACTCTCCAAGTTCGATTGCCACCAACAAGAAACTCGTTAAAATCTCCAGTTTCGCCAGCGATTGTAAAGTCAACCGAGGAGCCAATTATTGTCTCTAATGGGTCGTTTCCTGTATTACCCCAATTGTAGGTGATGTCGTTAATCAGCAAAGGTGTAACCGCTCCTGAATAGCCAGTTCTGAAAATTTGCAAGTTCCAAACATTGCCGCCGTAGTTGGTCGCATACCCCCCCTCATATTTTAGTCCGTAATCATTTACAGGCGCGTTTTGTCCTGTTAAAACAACGTATGCTTTAACATCCTCACTCGGCATGGTGTAGCTAAAAGACAAGCTAGAAGACAAGAAAGTATTGCCTGGAGAGCTATACCACATAGCCGTATGATAACCCGACTCGGGTGCAACTGCAATTGTAAGCGAATCGCCTTCTGTATAGAATTCTAAAGGAGCAACGCCGTTAACGGTAATCGTTCCAAGACCTTCTCGAACTGCAAGTAATAATCTGTAATCGTTAGCCATTAGCCTTTATTTATCTTATTGTTTGCTTGTCCTAAAACATAAACCAAATCGTTTCCTTTTACTACAAACTCGCCGCTCACATCTCTGTTTTGCTCAAATAAACCACCTTGAGCGCCTCCAGTAAATGACGAGCCACCGCCTCCAACACCTGACGCTCCAACGGAAGAACCACCACCGCCTCCTCCTCCTCCAATTCCTGAGGTAATACCTCCTCCTCCTCCACCTCCACCAATCTTAGCTCTAATATATCCAGCCAATGCAATTAAGGCAACACCAGCAGCAATTGCCGTAGCTGGGTTTTTAAATGCTAATTTAATTGCAATCATTCCGACACCTACTTTAATAGCCGCTTGTCCCAATCCTTCGGCAATAGTTGCAACACCGCCCAAAAGAGCATTACCAGCAGCTTTTACAACATCGCCTCCAGTAGCTAAAGCCTCACCAATCGCAAAGCCAATATCTCCTAATCCATTAACCGCTCCATTTGTTATAATAGCCGAAGCTTCAGCGTTAAAATCTTTTAAGGCTAATAAGAAATTAGTTTTTTTGGATTCGTCAATGTCTGCAATCTCGGGTTGTATTACTATACTTTCCGCTAGTTTATCTAAATCTAATCCAATGGGCATTGGCTTTGCAATTGATTCAGCCATAGCAAGAAAACTTGCGTCTAATTCTTTTGCGAGTTTAGTTTGCCTTTCTAGTAGAAAATTAGCGGTATTCATTTCAGGATTACCAGCCAAAATTACTTTATTAAGTTTGTCCCATCCTTTGGAATATTCTTCAAACGCCTTCGCTCTTTCCTCTGCCTTTGTTTCGTCGCTTACTTCATTAAATGTCTCAACACCAGCAGCAGCTTCAACAGATGCTTTCTGAATTCCCTTAATTAATATTGCCTGGCCTTCTAATTTATTGGCATAAATTGGATTTAAAAGAGAAAGTAATTGCTTGCCAAAAGTTACAAAGCCATTTTCTCCAGTATACTGAGCAACTGTATTTACTGCGGTTAATGAGGTTACTAATTTGCTGGTTAAACTATTGGCCAAATCTAAAACACCTGAAACCAACCCACTCGAAGAGTTACCAATTGCTAATTGTAATTGAGTAAAGTTGTCTCCTAAATTGGATATTTTACCGCCTACGGTCTCAGAAATTGCCGCCATTGAGCCTGTAACTCCTTCAGCCTCTCCAAGGCTAATTAAATACTCTTGTATAGCTACGTCTGTTTTTTCTACTTCAGTAGTTACACCTTTAAAAGTAAACGCGACGTTATCTCCTTCGGCTTTGGCCCTAACGCCAAATTCTTTTAAACGCTCAAACTCTCCAGTCATTGCGTCCAAAGTTGCTTCGGCTAATTGGTCAAAAGATTTTCCAGTTGAGGATGCCAAGTCACCTAAAGCCGTCATTTCTTTAACTGTTGGCGTAAATCCTCGGTTGGCTAATTTTACAAAAGCGTTTGTTAATTCGTCAACTTGAAAAGGTGTTTTTGAGGCAAAGTCTACAATTTGATTCATTGCCACCTGAGCGGCTGAGCTACTACCTAAAGTATTAGTTAAAACCGCTTCCATTTTTTGGAATTGTGCGGTCGTATCAATTATCGCCTTTCCAAAACTTAAAACTGCTCCAACAGAAAAAGCAGCTCCTAAAGATGTTAATGCAGTTGAGGAGATTTTTTCAAATTTGCTAAACTCTTTGCCTGACTGGTCAAGTTTGGAATTTACCTCATTAAATTTTTTATCGAATTCGCTAATCTTAGCGCCTATCTCAACCTCTATTCTTGGATTTGCCATTTCTTTCTAGTTTAGATGCAATTTCCAACAATTTCTTTGCTTTAGCAAAGTCTTGAGGCGTTGACTCCAAAGGCTTTGGATTATTATCCCAGGACAAAGGCCAAATTTTTGTTGGGTCTAAATTTACTCCCTTCTTTAAATGAGGTTGCAATAAAATTATAGCCTGTTTACGCATTGCCTCTACCATGTCTTTTTGGTCTATCTCGTGGCCTTTTATTAAAACCTTTAACTCTTTACGGCTTAAATGAAAAAGCTGCTCATAAGGGATTTTTGTCCGACCTACGAGCAGCAATAAATTTTCGCGAGCATTGTAATTCTCGCTTTCGTCTTCACTTACGTTTTTTTTTGTTCGGTACTTTCACCAATCCCCAACTCCAAAAGCAAGTCGGCCAAAACGTCGTTAAATAAATTAATTACCTCTTTACCCTCAACCCAAGTTTTTAACTCATCTAAGCTAATTGGATTTGCCGATTTACGAATGCAAGCAACTTTGTGACATTCAATAAGCAAAGCGTAAATTAAATCTAGCTTTGGCATCTTTCCATTTTGAAAAACTTCACCTAAACTTTTTCCAGTAAAGTCTTCAAAATTAGCCAATGCCCCAAGATTTGGGTAAAAGAAAATCTCCCCTTCTTTAAAGGGAGTAGAATGGTATTTAGCCATATATGTTTATTAGGTTGGTATAACGCTAATTACTGGAGCGCCAGCAAAGTCGAAAGTTCCTGAGAAAGATACTTGAGAGTTTCTTTCTGCGGTAATTTCAAGAGAGTTTAACTGAGCGTCAACTGTAATAATTTTGTCACCTGACTCAGTACCTCCAAAAACCAATTCAAATACTTTGCCGATATCTTCCATCAAGTCAAAAGCTGAGAGGTTGGATGCTCCAGTAGATGCAAAATCGAGGTCTCCACTAAAAGAGAAAGAGCCTGATTTGTCGCCGCCTTCTAGTCTAACTCCATAATCGCCTGTGCAATCGTTTCTTACAATTACAGATTCGTTGGAAATTGAAACAGAAGCGGAGGTTTTACAAACGACTGGAAGAGAGTTCCACTCGAAAGTAAAGAAATTGCCTAATTGATATGTTGCCATTGCTTATTCGTTTTAACAAATATACATAAATTTTTATTTATCAAGATACTTGGAAAATATCCAAGGTATAAGACAAGATTTTTTGGTAAGCGATTTGGCTACTGCCTTGCTCAATTTGAGTTCTGCTAAAGTTCTTTCTAATGTTTATAGCTTGCAAATCTGCTGGCAATGTTAAATAATCCAGAGTCATTTTTAATTGAATAGCATTGGAAACATTTTCCGAAAGCTTTTTACCTCCGTTGCCTTGTGCAAACTTGGTTACAATATTTATTTGAAAGGTTGCGTTTTGTCTTATTGAGCAATCATTGTTTGTTGTCTCGGCTTCGTTTTGGTCTGTAATAAGGACGTAAGCGGCCGAGCCTTGGTAGTTCGCTGGATTAATACCAGGAGGCAACTCCGTGTCGTAAACTGGCAAAGTCACACCGCTAAGCGTTAAAGGTGAGATTGCGGCAATAATTGCCTTTCTTATGTCCGTAGCGATTTCTCTCATTTAATATCCTTTTTAATTTCGTTTTCGATTTCTTGCACCAAGTTAGCGGTATTCTTGAAAAAGGATGGCATTAAATAGGGACGGCCAACAATTCGGCCTTGTCCATTTCTGTAAAACCTTCTTGCAATTTCTCTAACTTCTTGCGTATATTCTGCACGGCTTAAAATCTCTCGCGCGCTTAATCCAGTTCCAAATTCCAACCAAGCTTCAATTTCAAATACTGGGTCGCCTGACTGCACGCCAACTCTCCAAGCTAATCCATTGTTTTCAACTACTTTATCAATCCTTTGCTTGATGTTTAATGGTAAACCATTCCAACTACTTGGAGCGTTTCTTATAGCCTCTATTTCAATATCCGTTGCGGCACTTGCCAAAGCGTCTTTAACGGCTTCAACAACTGCATCGCTTTTTTTATTTAAATCAATGAGAGCTTTGTCCAAGCCTTTTACCGTAACCGCCATTACACTCCAACCATGTTAATAATGTACTCTTTGTGTTGGCGCTCGTCATTCAATTGAACGCCAGTAATTTTGTAATATTTGCTCCGATAAAAAACTTGGTAGTTTTCGCTAGGCACAAACGATACACGATACTGGATTGCAATTTGGTAAGTGTTTGGCAATACCATTTCTCCAGCCTCCAAAGCGTTATTGGCTCTAGTCTGTTTAACCGATGCAAACGTAGACAAGAAAGTCGCTGGAGTAACGGTTGTGCCTCCAGCTCCGTCGCTTACAGTTTGAAAGGAAACAAACTCAACCTTTTGGTCGTATTTTCCAAAATTTATCATACGAATAAGTCCGCTCTATATTTTAACTCGGTTGAAATGCTGGCCTTTTGGGCATAATATTCTTGGTCATTTAATAAATTCTGACGATACGCAAAATCCGTTGCAATTCTTTTAAGCATCGCAACGTGCAAATCTTGAGGCAAAGGATTTAAAGCATTAAATCCAGCCGTATAGGTGTAATTCTCAACCTCTGTTTCGTTCGTTGTTACATCCGCCACCCAAGGGCCAATTGGATATATTCTCTCGCCTCTTTTATTATTCGTGATAACCACATTTCTTTCCACATAAAGCATTCCACTTGCCTTCTCACTTTCAATTCTAGCCGCTGGGATTAGTTCGTTAGTAATCAAGGTATCCCAATCTGAGAAATCAATTTGCATCCAAGCCTTTGCCTCTGCCAAAGTAATTGGCTCCGTTGCTACTTGGGTACTGTATCTAATGTCGAGGGGTCTTACTACGCTCATTTTTTCTTATAGTCTTGTTTGTCCACTTTTATCCAAACCGCCAAGCCTTTGTCGACCAAATAGGTGTCGTAGGTCTTGCCTACGGTCAATATTTCGCCTTTTTGAAAGGGTGCCAGGTCAATTAATAATTTTATCATAAAGATACTATTTATTTCATTAAATGTTTTTTCTCATTCCAAGGCTCGAAATCAGTCCAAGGACGGTAAGAATGGAAAACGTAAAGCGAACGGATTAAACCAATCTTTAAGCCAAGCTCTTTAACTCGCATCGAAAACAGAGAATCAAAAGCCAAGCTATTTTCAACAAACTTTATTTTTTTCCAAGTCTTGTACTGAAAAGCCATAAAAAAACCCGCAATGTACTCGTTAATTTCTTGCACCCCACCCCCCCCATATGACATAGCGATGTTGTAATGATTTCTAATGTTTAAATCGTTGCTAAAGGCTTTTCCATGCAATTGGTGTTTTGACCTTAGCCTATTGGTATAACATCCAACCAAGCCAAATTTGTCTCCATCTAAAGCCAAAGCATCGTGTATTCTTTTGCCCCAGTCAGGAGTTAGATACAATATATCGCCGTCCTGTAAAACAATCCAATCCTCGTCATTTGCATTTATGCTGGCCAAATATTCATTGTAGGCTTTGCCAATGTCTTTCTCTAAACTAAAAGGATTTGAGTAAAATATTCTCATTTGTAGTTTACAAATTCAGGATGTTTTGAGAACTCTTCGTAAAGCTTTAAATTTATTTTACCGCTTTGTCTTCTTTCATTAATTGATAAAGACGAATCGACGGCAAAACGCCAATCTAAAACATCAAATAAATCAAGGCTATTTTTTACATCCATAAATGGTTTAGGAGTTAATCCTAAGTCATGTATTCTTTGACTGTATTCGACGTGCTCAAATCCCCACAAGCCAAATTGAGGCCTCATTCCTCCAGCTACCTGAAGACATATATTTTTTAAATAAAGCATACATCCATTAGGAGCGGTATATGTCATAAATCCTTCATGTTCACCGTTAAATCTTATTGAAGGACTATAAATGATGTTATTGCTTTTTTTATCAAAGGTCAAGCACAAATGATTGACTTTAGAATTAATGTAAGGCTTAAACCAATCTTGTGTTTTCGGTCTTACATCATCATCACAAAGAAAAATGTGGTCATATTTTTCCGCTAATTCTAAACACTTGTTTTTAGCATTAGCTATTCCAACATTTTGCTCAAACCGATAATTAGATTTTACAGGTGTTTTGGATGCATCATCAACCACATAAATAGTAGCATTAATTGGTAAATATTTTTCCCATTCAATTAATGTTTCCTCAAATACTTCTTTTCTATTGTGCGTTGTTAAACAGACTGCAATTGTTTCCATTCTAAGAATTTTGGATGTTCTGAAAATAAAGTCTCGTTATATTTCTGGTTAAATAAATCTAATTTTGACCACATTAAATCATTCCTTTCGTCTATTGTTTTTGTTTTAAATGTCTGGCTTCCAATATGGTCAACTCTACTAGAAGGCACAAGCATTGGAGGTAAATCTATTTTTTTTAGTTGACCAATTAGGCTATTATCTGCAAACCAAAAATCAAAATCATTGTCCAAGCCTCCTATTTGATTCCATAAATCTCGTTTCATCATAAATGCCCATCCAGATAAATTCCTTCCGCATTGCCAACCAATTTCATTTTCTGTTATATCTTTTTGCCTAAAATCTTTTGGGGAAATTGGACTTACTATAGGATAGTCTGCTGAAATTAAAGCGTGAAGCCATCCATTTCGGAATATTAAATCATTATTGCAAAACATAATCCAAGGAGCATTTCCTCGAACCGCTCCAAAATTTAAATAGTAATTATAATTAAAATCTTTGTCAGGATTAAATGTACTTGCGTTTTTATAAAATATGTTTGGCATTGATTCAATTACAATGCAATTAATTCTCAATCCATTAGCACCTTTAATTGCCGTATCTATTGCCATTTGGGTAAAATCTTTTCCAAGTTTTTGAGCATTGCTTATAAACACAACATCTGCAACAATTTTTCCCATATTTGCTTTTTTATGTCTAATTTCTAAAATATCCTCTTGAGCGACGGTAGTCATATCATTATAATCGTAATAATAAAGCACCTTGTCTATCTTATGCTCAGTACTTATATATGGCCTTAATAACTTTGCATAGCCTGAGTCTTCAGCTCTTTTCAGTGAAGGAAAAGAAGCCTTTTTACTTATTGACTTTTTTATACAAGGAATATGGTTTGGCAACCTATGATATTCAGTTTCGGTGTTATAGTCTCTAATGTAATCTTTAGAATACCTGCAAATCTTTGGCGGATTTCCATTTAATGATACCTCGGCTAAAAATACAATCGCATCTGCATTGCTTTTTATGCCTTCTAAAAGGCTTAAAATATAATCTGAGCTTATCCTATCATCGCAATCAACAAATGCAATGTATTCGCCATTTGCCATGTCTACCAAAAGGTTTCGCTTGTCTCCAAGCATTATCGTTTTATTATCAATTAAATAGATAATTTCAACCTCCTTTTGGTCTTGCTCTGGCAATGCTTCTAATTGACCATAAAGCATATCCAATGATTTAGGCAAAAAGGTTTTTCTTCGCTCTGCTACTGAAGGGACTAAAATTGATAATTTCATTTAAACCAAATTATTCCTGTACCTGAATGATGACCAATATCTGTCCAATCTGCTTTCTGCTCTGGTATTTCTTTCCAAAGTTTATATAGTTCCTCAAAAAGCAAAATGTCATCCATTAAAACTATTCCTTTCCATTTAATATCCCTTAAATGGTTTAATACTTGTTGTTCGTAAATGCCATCGTGCATTGTATCAATAAACAATAAATCAAAAGAATCATCAATTAATAAATGTCCGTTTTCCCTTATTAAAAAATTAACATTCTCAGGCTTATAATTTAAAGAAATATAATCTTCAACATCAAAGCTAAATATTTGATTTCCTGATTTAGCAAGACAAATAGCTGAATGTCCTCTAAAAGTCCCTAATTCCATAATATTACCTTTTACCTGGCCACCAATCCAGGCAAGTAATCTATAATGCTCTTCTCCAGCTTTCATATCTATATATTGAAAATTGGTATCATCA